CAAGACAAAACAGATTTTTCGAAAATTTTCACATAAAGGGGGGAGGGGAATGTCCAGCAAACCCAAAAAAGAGCAAATAAAACAAGACCTCATAGACCAACTTGAGCGCCAAGGAATTTATGGACAGCATTATCTTGATTTAATTAATGACTACATGGAGTTGTATGAAATTAAAAACAAACTTCTCAAGGATGCGAAAAAGAATCCATATACAGAATGGCGGAATAGTGAAACGAGTTACGGGCGCAAGAAGAATGATAGTATCGACCAAGCCGTAAAGGTAAATCAGCAGATGCTAAAGATTCTTGCTTTCTTGGACATCAAACCTTCGGCGCACGAACAAGAAGTAGACGACGATGAAGAAATGTAATGAAGTGGAGGTGGTGAGGATGTAGTGAAACGAAGAAAAGACTATCATCCATACATTGATTCGTATATGGATGATATACGAAACGGAAAAATACCAGCCTGCCGAGAACTCAAGCAGGCTATGGATTATATAGAGGAAAAGCTAGATAACCCAGATGTATTTATTGACACTGAAAAAATCGACAAAGCCGTTGAATTAATAGAGCGGTACTTTGAAGTAAAGCTCCTGGATTGGGAGCTTTTTGTTTTGGCACTGATACATTGTTATTACAAGTCGTCGGACATGGTTGTGTTTGACGAAATTTTTATTGAAATGGGCCGTGGTAATGGTAAGAATGGTTTTAGTTCTTCTATAACATGGTACTTAACAACGCATTATCACGGGGTGAAAGAGTACAATATCGACATCATTGCGAACAACGAGGATCAGGCCAAAACTAGTTTTAATGATGTGTATAACGTACTTGAAAAGACTTGGAAAAAGTCAAAGAAATTCTTTTACAAAACTAAACAAGTAATTGTAAATCTAAAAACAAAATCATACATCAAATACAATACCAGTAACGCTAAAACCAAGGACGGTAAACGTTCTGGGTGTCTAATTTTTGACGAGGTGCACGAATACGAAACATGGGATAGCATCAAGGTTTTCACTTCCGGCTTTGGGAAAAAGAAACACAGCCGGACTTTTTATATTACAACAAACGGTTATGTTCGGCAGGGCGTGCTTGATGAGCTGTTAGACTTAGCAGAAAAAGTTTTAAGTGGCGAAATCAAGGATATTGGTTTCCTGCCGTTAATTTATAAACTTGATGATAAAGAAGAAGTTCACAACCCAGAAAATTGGGTTAAAGCCAATCCGTCATTACCGTATTTTCCTGAGCTACAGAAAGAATTAAGTAAAGCGTATACGAAGATGAAGTACCAATCGCATTTAGCGATTGACTTCATGACAAAACGTATGAACTTGCCTGCACAGGATAATTTTACTTCTGTTGCCCCGTGGGAAAAGATAAAGGCAACTAATCAGCCAATACCATATGCTGAGCTTGAAGGTTTACAATGTCTTGGCGCCCTTGACTATGCAAGAATAACAGACTTTGCGAGTTGCGGATTGCTGTTTAAATACAAAGGGAAGAGATACTGGATAGAACACACATTCGTCTGCCACAAGGCATTGCAAATCGAGAGTAGACCGATTAAGTTCCCGGTTCAAGAAATGGTTGAACGTGGACTTATAACAATAATCTACCGTGACAACATTAGCGAAAAAGATATTGCTGGCTGGTTCCTTGAGCAAGCAAAGAAATACCACATAAAAAACATCTATTGTGACGATTACCGAAAAGCCTTGCTTGAATCTGAATTTCAAAAAGTTGGTTTGCCACTTGAATCAGTACGAAGCGGACCGATTACACATGCCAAGGTAGCGCCGCTTGTGGAACAGATATTCTCCGAAGAAACGCTTGTGTTTGGTGATAATCCAACTATGAGGTGGTATATGAACAACACAGCAACCGAAACGGACAAGAAAGGCAATATAACATATATTAAGATTGAACCTAAAACCCGCAAAACGGACGGGTTTTTTGCATTAATACACGCGCTGTCTAAGGATAGCGAGTTGGAGGAAGTTCAAGACGACATATTGGTTTTGGATGTTCACACCTATTAAGGAGGTGAGACTTTGGGCTTATTAGATTTTTTTAGCTGGTTCAGCAAGAAAAAACCATTGAATTTAAGCGAATACATCGGGAAATTGGCAACAGAAGCATGCTTTAAGGATTTGGCTATACAGGCATGCGTTAATCTTATTGCCAATACCGTGTCAAGAAGCGAATTTAAGACGTTCGAAAAAGGCGTCGAGACAAAGAAAGATAATTATTATCTTTTCAATGTTGAACCAAACCCGAACAAGTCGGCAAGCAAGTTTTGGCGACAGGTTATTCATCATTTGGTTTTCGACAATGAATGCTTGGTTATACAGCAAGGGAATTATTTTTATGTTGCAGACAGTTTTCATGTCGATAAATACGCTTTTAAGGACTACATTTACAGGGATGTTGTTATTGACGACTTCCAGCTTAGTAGAACATTTTTTGAATCAGAAGTTTTTCATTTCGAGCTACATAATGACAAGGTAAGGACTGTGATTGAAGGACTGTATCAATCTTATGCCAAGCTAATTGCCGCAGCACAAAAACATTACCGCAAGAAAAATTCAAGGCGAGGCAAATTAATTGTGCCAACCAATTACCCACAGACAGAAAAGGCGCAGCAGGAGTTAGAAAACTTGTTAAATGTACGTTTTAAGAGGTTTTTTGAGGCCGAAGGCGATGCCATAATTCCGGTTACAAACGGTCTTGAATATGACGAACTTGAAAACAAGGAAAACAGCAACAAAGGCAGCATGGAAGGCCGGGACGTAAGAGCATTCATTGATGATGTTTTTGACTTTGTCGCAATTGCTTTTCAAGTGCCGCCGCAACTGCTGAAAGGCAATGTTGCGGACACGGATAAAGCGGTATCAAACTTCTTAACATTTTGTATAAACCCGTTAGCCGAACTGCTAATGGATGAAATAAACCGCAAGATGTACGGCAAACAAATGTTCTTAGAGCGCACTTACATGAAGCTAGACACAAGCCATATCAGAGCGGTTGATATTAAGGATGTAGCCGGCTCATTGGATATACTTCTGAGGATTGGAGCTTACAGTGTCGATGATTGCTTGAAGTATCTCGGCATGGAGCCGCTTGAAACAGAATGGAGTAAGGCAAGATGGATGACAAAGAACTACGAACCTATAACAACCAGGCATGAAGGAGGTGAGAATTAGATGGGAAAATACTATGCACTTGAAAAGAATGGCAAGGAAGCAGACATATACATATTTGGGGATATTACATCATGGGAATGGTACGAGAATGATGTATCAAGCTATTCGTTGGTAAAAGAAATCCGGGCCTTAGGACCTGATGTTAAACAAATTAATGTTCACATTAATTCTTACGGCGGAGAAGTTGCAGAAGGGCTGGCAATATACAACACACTTAAGAATCACAAAGCAAAAGTAAGAACAATCGTTGACGGTTTTGCCTGTTCTGCTGCTAGTGTTGTATTTATGGCTGGCGACGAACGCGTCATGAGTAATGCATCGCTTTTAATGATACATAACGCGTGGATGATTACATGGGGAGACCCGAATCAACTCCGAAAGAATGCGGACGACCTTGAGAAAATCACGCAGGCAACCAAAAACGCGTATCTGGAACACGCAAATATCACACAAGAAGAACTTTCAAAGATGATGGATGAAGAAACATGGATTCTTCCGAACGAAGCTTTAGATATGGGATTTGCAACTTCAATCGTCGGAGAACCCGCAACAGATAAAGCCGCAGCAAGTGCCCGAAAGGCACTTTTTAATTTGGTTAGCAAAGCAAGGAAAGAAACCGACACAGACAACGCTGACTTGCAAGAAGCAGTTAGACAGATTATGGAGCGGCTTAAAGCAAGTCAGGACAATGTCGAACCAGAGCCAGACCCGGAACCTAATCCGGAACCTGACCCAATTCCAGAACCGACACCAGAGCCACAGCAATTAGAGAATAAAACACTAAAATTTTTTAACGCCGTATTAGGCAGAAAGGAAGGATAAGGATGACAAAGAAAAGACCTATAAACATTAACTTGCAGTTATTTGGAATGAATAACCCTGACATGCTTAAACAGCAAAAAACGGAAATAGCAAACAAATTAAGAGAGGCAGTACAGAGCAATGATGAGCAAGCTTTTGCAAATGCTTTTGAGGAATATACCGACATTCTTCAAGAAGCAGTAATGGCAGAAGCGAGAGGGCTTGTAAGCGCTGTAGACAACCAAATACTTGCAGGACGTGGCGTAAGAGTTCTTACTAGCGAAGAAAGAAAATATTACGAAAAAGTTATCGAAGCGATGAAGTCTAACAGCCCACAGCAATTTTTGAGCAACTTCGGGGAAATTTTGCCGAAAACCGTAATCAATGCTGTATTTGAAGACATCACAGAAAGCCATCCTTTGTTGGACGCAATCAACTTCAGGAATGCAGAAGCGTTGGTTGAGTATCTATATTCAAGCATGGATGGCAGATTTAAGGCAACTTGGGGCAAGCTCTGTGCGAAAATTACAAAAGAACTGGGCGCATCGTTCCATAAAATCAATTTCAGTCAAAATAAATTATCTGCATATGTTCCGGTCTGCAAGGCGATGCTTGACCTTGGGCCAGAATGGCTTGACAGATATATCAGGGCAATTCTGTATGAAGCCATTGCTAACGGGCTTGAGGATGGAATAATCAATGGGCGTGGAGAAACTCCAAACGGTAGCGGTCCATTCTATGAGCCTATTGGTATGATTAGAGATTTAAATAATTATAATGTCAACAATGGTTATGCTGAAAAGATTGCTATACCTGTTACCGATTTTAGACCTGAGAACTATGGCGGGCTGATTGCGCAGTTGGCAACTGGGCCCAATGGCCTCAGCAGAACTGTTGGTGAGGTATTACTTATATGCAATCCTGTGGATTATTATACAAAGATTATGCCGGCGGTTATGCATCAGCAGCCAGACGGTACCTGGGTTAGCAGATTTCCATACCCGACAAGGATTATACAGTCTGCATTTGTTGGAAGCAATAAGGCAGTGCTTGGTATTGCACGTAGATATTTCGCTGTACTCGGAACCGGTAGAGATGGCAGAATTGAATATAGTGATGAATATCAATTCCTTGAGGACGAGAGGACTTATCTCATTAAGTTATACGGTACAGGCAGACCGCTTGACAACAGCAGCTTCTTAGTACTTGACATATCAAACCTCAAGCCGACCTATCCAGTGATTCGTGTTTCTGACTATGTTGACGCAAGATTGGCAAGCGTTGAGCTTAAGGACGAACAAGGAAATGCAATTGACTTGTCATTTGACAAGAATCTGCATTACTATACGGCTGCAATATCTGACGCTGAAGCAACACTCGTTGTAAGCGCAAGAGACAATAATGCAACAATAGCTGTAGGACTGAACGGCACACCCGTATCTCCATCTGGTGGAGGATATGGATTGACATTGACGGCGGGTCAAAACTTAGTGGTAATTACTTCAACAGTAGGTGCAGTAATAGAAAGCTATGTAATAGTAATTACCTACACACCTACAACATAAGAAGGTGATATAGTTGAGAGCTAGGGTAACAATGCCGTTCAGAGACAAATATACGAACATTATATATGAGAAAGGACAAGTAATAGAAGTTACAAAGGAGCGGTATGAGGAACTGTCCTCTACCGCCCTTGGCTCTTTTGTTGAGGCAATTGATGCAAATGAAACAACTGAGATACAAAAGAAAGAATTGAGCGAAAAAAAGAAAATTACACAAAAGAAGCAAAATAAATCAAAGAAAAGTAGGTGATGTTATGGACCTACTTGAACAGGTAAAAAGCTATCTAAAAATTTCGTGGGATGACGAGGATGAAGAAATTGAAAGACTTATCAATCGTGGACAATCTTACTTGAATGAACTCACAGGAGCGGAATTGGACTTTGAAACAGAAGGCCATGCCCGCTCTCTTCTGTTCGACTATTGTCGTTATGCGTACAACAATGCCACAGAGTTTTTTGAAGAGAATTTCAGGACGGCAATCTTACGACTGCAACTCATGACAGGCGTTGCCGCAATGGAGAGTGGAGCAGATGATTAAAAGTAAATCCGAGAAAATGAAGGACTTGGCGAAAGTACGCAAGCACAAAATAATCATACAGAAGAAAGTTACAAGCGAAAATATCAGAGGCGACCATATAGAGGATTGGACTGATTGGAAAACCTTACGAGCAGAGAGAAGCACTCTATATGGCCGTGATTACTATGCTGCTGCAACCGTCAGCCAAGAGCAGACAATAATATTCACTGTCAAGTATGTGCAATTTTTGGAAGAAGTTGATACGGTCAAATATAGAATTATATACCAAAACAAGCCTTACGATATAAAACAAATCGACTTCATCCAAGACGATGGCATGTTTGCAAAAATAAAGGTATTGGAGAGTGGTTTAAATGCCTCTTCCTAAGCCAGTTACAAAAATCAAAAAAGACGGCGTTGAGTTTGTATCTAATGTAGACCGTGCAAGCTACACTATTCAAGAGCTTTCCCGTGCGGCCCTAAAGGACGTTGCGAAACTCTTACGAAAACGAATCAAGGACGCAACACCTGTCGATACAGGAGTGCTAAAGAAAAATGTCGGCACTTGGGTTAAGAAGAATTCGAAAACGGGCAAGTGCGAACTTCAAGTTGGTGTATACAACCGTGACAGAGCGAAGAAAAAAGGATATACATATGCTTACCATGCACACTTGGTTGAGTTTGGAACAGCGAAGATGAAGGCAGCAAATGGAGGAAGAGGTTTTATAAAATCGACCGTACAAGACAGCATTGATGATATACGCAGAATAGAAGGGCAATATCTTTCGGCTATCGAGGATGAAAATAGGGCATTGGGCTTGATTGACGAAGAGGAGGAGATTGCGGATGATTGAGCTTAGAGATGTACTGCATCCTTATCTGAAGACAATTCATCCGCGAATATTTTTCCAAGAAAAGCCCGACCAAATCCCGGATCCGAAAAACCCGAGCCAAACAATACCAACACCAATGCCTTACGCGGTTTACAACATATCCATTAACGACGATGGAGAATCCACGCAAACAGTAACGCTTGAAATTGACGGCTGGACTGATCAAAATGACACAACTGAACTTGAAAACTTGATGAAGGCAATTGACAACGGCATTAACAAGCAACCGATAGTCGAAGAAGGACTATCGGTTGTATTTTTTCGCGATAACAAGTTTGCTTTCTTAGAAAACGAAACAAAATTTCACCGGCGTAGATATTCATATACCGGGTATCTGCATGGAAGGAGTTGAGAAGATGAAGCTTACTCAGGAACAAATAGAAAATATCCAAATTGATTATGGCTTGGTTTACATCAACTATGGTGGAATCGGCGAAAAGCAACTTGCTCCCACGCGCGGGGGCGGCACTTTCACAGTCACAAAGAATATTCGTGAAATTGAGTATGACGGACGCAAAGGCAAAACAAAAGGCATGCAGGTGGTTGACGAAATTAATGCAACGCTTAGCGTTACGCTTTTGAGTGCAAGCATGGATAATCTTGCATTGGCCATGCC